ACGCTTGGCGCGGAACAGGGTCGACTCAACCTCACCTACGTCGCTCAACTTCACATCCATCTCGGTCAGCCGGTACTCGCGCATCAATGCCTGGGCCTGGCGAAGCGCCGTTGCGGCTTCGTTCTCGTTGGCGCTCTGTGCTAGTGCCAGGCAGTGCTTTATCTTGCGGATCGCACGCTCAAGTTTCTTTTCGTCAATGTGGTCGCTAGTCATGCCGTATACCTCTGGCGATGATTGCTCTGCATCAGGGCCATCAGCTGCGAGAAAAATGCCTGTGATGCGTATACCGCTGGCAGTGGGACAATGGTTTCGGTCATTGGCGGGACTCCGCGCAGATAGTCCCAGGCGCCTGGATGCTCTGGCAACAGATCGCGGCGTTCCGTAGCTAGGGCCACCATATCCGCGAAACTCACGCAGGCAGGTAGGTCGGGCAGGATGTTGAATCTTTCGCATACCGCGAGCCATATCTGGTGTTCGATGTACTTGTACTCAGGCAACACGGCCTTGAGTGGGCGTGTCATGTCGCCAACGTAGGCTTCGGTTGCGTCGTGCAGTAGCGCAGCGAGTTGGTGTTCGGCGGGTACCAGGCTGGCGACGATCAAGCTGTGCTGCGCCACGCTGTAGTGCGTGCGGGTGTGGCCGTTGAAACGGCACAGGTTCGACAATGCGTGAGCGATATCCAGTGGTTTAATCATTCCGGCGGTTGGCCGCAGCAGGTCGAACTGCTGGCCGCTGTGCGTGAGGATCCAGGTCATGCTGCATCCTCCAGCGATTTAACGGGGACTGGCTCGACCTGGGTTAAAATTCGGGTGCTTAGATTTTTCAGGTTAAGTATCTGAGCGCTGGTCCTATCCTGGACGGGTTGAGAACCCTTGAGTGGGCGCCAAGTTTTTAAAGCGAGGTCGAGAGTAATGGCGACCTCTTCCAATAGCTGATGGTCGGAGATGGTTACAGGGGCCCCCCAACGCACCTGAAAACTCGATATGGTTTCGTTGAGTTTCGCTATTTCGGTCTGGTGGGTGATTTCCGCTTGATGAAGGTCAAGGTTCAATGTCTCCACTCTCCAGAGCTGGAACGTCCTTCCGTTATCCACGCCCCGCTGATAGCTGCGTTTCAATGCGCGTTTCAACGCTTTTCGGATATAAAAAAATAGGGCAGCAAAACCGAGCAGCGTTCCGACTGCAATGACGATAAGTTGTGTTGAGTGCATGTGCTGTGACCTCAAATTAGAGCCCGCCGCCGGACAGTTTTGGTGAGAGGACGGCGACGGGGTGTTGCAGGTGGTTAACCCAGGTCGAATGTGCCGATCGTCAAGGTCGCGGAACCGCCGACCTCTTTTTGAACGACTTGTTTGAACTCTTGCGCCAGGTCTTCGCGCAGTTGTGCTTCGCCAATCCAACGCAGGCGCAGTGCGGGCTTATCGCCGCCAGTCAGTACTGCTACCCGCAAGCGGATGGTGCGTGCGGTCAGCCCTTCGTAAGGGGCTACGGTGAACAGGAATTCAGCCGGCAGGCCTTCCGATGACTTGGCCTCGATCTGGTCCATCGCCGAACGGGAGGCGCTCATGTCGCCAACTATGTGTTCGCTCTTGCGTGCTTGCTCGATGCTGATGGAGCGAATCGCCCCGGCAGCCTTGCGCAGGTCAATCTCTTTATCGTCAGCGTCCAAGGCTTTCAGATTCGGTGCCCAGTCTTCGATCCAGTCGCTGAGATCCTTCTGAGCGTGCTGCCGTTGTGCGGCGTGCTCAAGCGCCAGAAACGCGGCGGTTTTCTTGAGGGTGAGCGTCGCGCTGTAGTCGCCGTGCCCTGGATTTTCGATGTCACCGAGGTTGAAGTAGACGGTGCAGGCCATTGCATCGCCGTTCACGAAACCAACGGCGGCTGGGCCCTTTGCGGCTACTACGTAGTCGGCAAAGTCCTTCAATGAGTGGGTTGCCAGTGCGCCACGGAAGCGGCTGCGTTGTTCCTGGAACTTCTCGATGCTGTGTAGCGTGACGTCGTCTGGCAGCGCCAGAACTGGCGTGAAGGTGCCCAGCGGTTTGGCATGGGCGAGCAGGGCGGTGTCTTGAATCAGTTGAATTGCACGAGCTTCCATTGGATCTATTCCTGTTTTGGTGAGAGGTATGGAGTGGTGAAGCGTTACGACTTGGCGTGAATCGGGGCCTCGTCTCGGCTAAACATCTGGTCCGCGTGAGGCGTCTCCGGGAACAGCGTGAGGCGGCCACCCGAACCGACATGCATCGGCGTGTCGAGGGTGGTGTCTTCGCTGCGGCTGCCGCGCTTGGTCGGCACCTTGTAGGCGAGCTTGTGGTTGACGGTGACCTGGTGGCTGTCGGCGATTTGCTTCAGGGTGAAGGTGAGCGTGACGGTGCCAACCTTCTTGTTGTCGACGACACCGGCCGCGACTTCCGAGAGGGCGTGCCCGATTTGGTTGGCGAAAACGCCGGCGTTGAGTTCGCCAATAAATTCGGCGGTGTTGGTCGCTTTCATGTGCTGTGTCTCACTGGTTGAGTTGCTGTCGCTGCCCCTGGTCGGCAGGGGCTACCGTTTGAATCAGGCCGCTTGCTTCGTCGCCTGGGCGTCGAGGTAGTCGGCCAGGTCATGCAGGTAAACGACTGGCTTGGCGCGGGCCGAGCAGTGCAGGCGCTTGACCACCAGCTGGATCTTCCCTGCCTTGATTTCGCTCAGCAGGTAGCGGTCGGTGCGGATGTGCGTGAAGTACTGCTCACGCACGGCGGTCAAGGTCGGGCACGGTGTGGCGAACTGGCGGCGGAGTTGTTCCAGGGTGGTGGTCACGCGAATTCCTCCCCATGCCCCTCCTTTCGGGGCACCAGCTTGAGCCGGATGAGTTCGGCGAGACCTTCTTTGCTCTTTCCCTTGGCCGCTGCCAGGACGTTGCCCTGGGCGTCCGCGACGACGGCACCGTATGGATATTCGGGACACTTGACCGGTGTCACGTAGGCGACCTGGCCGTCAGCGATCACGGCGTCAACGCAGCGGAACACTTCGGCCAGCTCGACCGACACGCAAGGCAGCGCTTCCAGCAGCTCGACGGCTTCCGATGAAGCGCCAATCAGAGTGGCGCGGCTGATCACTGTTGGGTGATTAAGGAACATAGGCACCAGCTTTAGGGCGCCTACAGCGGAGTTGATGGCGTTCGGCTTCATGCTGCGGCGTCCTTTTTGGTGATGACGATGTCTAGCTTTTTTGCGATCCACTCAACGCCCGACTCTTTCACCATCACCACTGCGTAGTGGGTGTAGTTGCCAAGCGTTGGATTCCAGCGGCTGCGTGGGTCTGAAAAGAGGTGGCCACGGTCGCGATGCGCGCTGGCCAAGTCGCCGGATGAGTTGAGTACGCCGAGTTCCCGCAACCTGGTGCGGAAGGCGCGGGGCTTGAGTCCGAGCAATGCTGCTGTTTGATCCAGGGTGCGGTTCATGGCTGCGGGCCTCAGGCAGGGAGCTGTTCGGGGTCTTGCTGCCGTGCGCGGACCATGAGGAATACCCAATTCAGCGCATCCAGAAACTCCTCGACCGTGCCGTTGTTAAAAACCAGCAGGTCATCTTTGTTGCCGGCGATGCCCGCTTCACTAACGTGCGGATTCACGGCCTGCGCGTCGGCGCGGCAGACGTGAATGACCGTGCCACCGCGGCGGCGAATAAGGTCGGCTTCGTTCTCAAACCGCACGTCGCTGACAACGAATCCGATAACGGCACCCAACGCATTAGTCATGTAGTCGAGGTTCTGCTCCGCGAGCTTCACCCACACATCAGGGTGCACAGTCTTGCGCGCCCACTCGGTGCCCATCGACTGCATAAGTTGGCGTGGCGAGCGGTCCAGCCAGCCGAGCGGCAGCTCTTTGCGGTCGCCTTCAAAGTCGGTCGGATCGAGGTTGAAGATCGCCATCAGGCCATCACGGAGCGGGTCGGCGAAGGCGTATTGCTCCAGCAGGTAAGTTCGCGCCAAGTGTTCGGCGGCAGTGGTCTTGCCAGAGCGAGCGCGGCCGGTGAGACCAATCAGGATCGGTCTCATGCTGCGTCACCTCCCCATGGACCCCGGTCATCGGTAGCGATTGCTACCGGGGCGGGCGCCATGGTGGCGCGTCCGAGATTGACGATGACCAATAGGCCGGTGCTGCGCTGAATACGCTCTACCGCGCCCGGGCTGGTCGCCGCAGCCGGGTGGAGGTAGACAGGGCAGCGGGTGGTGCTGTGCTGTGTTGTTTGCATGGCTCGTACTCTTTGGTGAGAGGTTGATACGAGTGCAAAATTAGTATTACTGATTTCATAAGTCAACAGTAACACTTATAAAATAGCGCAAATAAAATTAGTAGGCGAAAAAAAAGACCCCTAAGGGCCTTTTCGATTTGCGGGAGCGTCAGAGCATTACGGAGTACCAGAACACTTTGCCAATCACGCGAATATGCTGCTCCACGTAGCCGCCATCGTAACGCTCGTCAGGATGCTCATCAGTGTTATAGCTGCGAAGGCGTAGGCCGGAGCCTGGCAGGCGGTAGAGCAGCTTCACGCGGAGTTGGCCGTCATGGTCGATTGCATACATCTTGCCGTCCTGGATGGTCGTATTCGCGGTATCGACCCCGACTGTACTGCCATCCGGTAGCACGGGCTCCATGCTGTTCCCGGTTACAGGCACGCAGCCAGCAGCGGCCGGATCAATACTCTTTCGTTTCAAGGTTCGTTTGCCGAATCGCAGCTTGCGCCCGTTTGTTTCAAGCATCACCTCAGATCCCTTGCCGGCAGACAATTCCACTTCTTTAAAAAATGGCAGCTCGACCTCGTCTGGGCCGAGGGGCGTGTCGTCATCCCATACTTCAATCGGGTGCATTTCCCAGTCAGTGCTTGCTGATGTTTTTTTGTGTTCTTGCGAATTCCGCAGGCGGGGCATCTCCGCTATAGCAGCCAATCGCGGGCTTACTTCGTCGAGTGAAAAGCCCAAAACGTTCGCGAATTTTATGAGGGCGCTGATGTTGAGGGGGATGCGCCCATTCAAGTACTGGCTGACGACACTTTGTCCAGACCATTCGCAGAGATCGGCGATTTTGTCTTGGGTGAGGGTCGGGTCGTTCCGCTTGCGATCCTGAAAAATAGCTTTAAGGCGCATAGCCTCGGCTTTTCGGGTCTCGTCATCGGCGGCTAAAGGTATTGAGATAGTCATGCCATCCAATTTATAAGGAAGACTTATATTATCAAAACAGCATTGCGACTTTTTCTCTTGCTGTTTAAAAGAAGTAACACTAATATCCATGCCGAAACGCCCATTCGAGGAAACGTGGATGGCTAATGAAATAGGTATCCCCTTGGAAGATTTCGCTGAGGGGAAGACTCAACCAGAGCTGGCTTTACTCATCGGGGTTTCGCAAAGCGCGGTGTCTCAAATGCTGAACTCGGCACGGGATATCCGAGTGCGAGTTGATGAGAAAGGGGCGTGTTTTGCGGTGGAGATTCGACCAATCGGATCGCGCCGCAAGCCCAGAGCTGCATAAAAAAGGGTGCCGGACTGGGGCCTCTCACCAAAGATCCCCCAGCCCGGCTACGACGACACACAGCACATGCACATCGGTCGTGGTCGTAGGATAGGGCGTGCCCCTTTCTATGGCTAGACCGTAAAAGGGGTATTTACGGTTATGAGTCGAACAGATAAATCGCCGGCCGCTGGGCCGGTTCTTTCTCTCCGCAAAGCGATCTATCGCGCGGCACATGATTACCGGGGCGGCGTGACCGCCTTGGCACTCGACATGGTGCTCGATTACGACAGCCTGCAGAAGAAGGTCAAGCACGACGAAGAGCGGCGCTGGCTGGACCCTGATGAGCTGGAAGAGGTGATCAGGTTGACCGGCGATCCTTGCCTGCTGGATGCCATGGTCAGGCCAGCGGGTGCCGTTTGGTACAAGCCAATTCCGGTACCGGCAACTGCAGATGCCTTGAAGGCCGTCGGCAAGATGCTCGAGGAGTCGGGCCAGTTCGTGGCCTGCATGCACGACGGCGCTGCCGACAATATCTGGGAGCCCCACGAAGTACTCCTGCTGGAGCAGCGCGGCATGGATGTTATTCGTGAGGTGCTTGGCATCATGGCGGGTGCCCGCAAGGCGATGGAGGGAGCTGACAATGTCTGATGATGTCGATATCGCCAACGAGGCCGCCGAACAGTTCCGCCTGCGTGCACTAGCAAATCGCCCACGCCCGACATGCTCCGTCAGCGCGCAATTCTGCGAGGATTGCGACGAACCTATCCCGTTACTGCGTCAACAGACGATCCAAGGTTGTGCCACTTGCGTCAGTTGCCAGCAGATAAGGGAGGTGAAGCGTGCGTGATTCATCCTCCCTACGCGCGTCAGCTTCCTATCTTCAATTTCATCAGTATCGCGAGCCTGGAGAGATAAGCATCCATGGATTTTTTATCCGACGTTGGAGTGCATCCGTCGCCGTACAGATAGATGTTATCGAGGTTCTCTCTCCCTTGGTGATCGAGCTTCGCGGCGACCTTCGCTGTGAGGCCTTTGATTTTAATCCCGATTGGACTATCGCTGTAGTCCACCCAGTCGCCAGTCAAGAAGCCAATTGGTTTGTAGTTGCGGTTGGTGACGACGTACGTACCGTCTTCTTGCTTGGCAATACAGTATGGGAAATGGGTGTGGCGCAATTCTTCCTTCAGCATGTTTTTTTCTCCATTGAGGTGCGTTATGGGCAAGCCATTAATCATCGTCGGACCACAGGCTTCCGGCAAGACCAGAAATTCAACGGCGTTCCTGCGAGCGTTCGGGGCCAAGCGTGTGGTGGACGATTGGGATGGGAAGTCCCCGCTGAGGGATGGCGACTTGGCGCTAACCAATATCGAAAACTCTTCTTTGCTGATTCGATATCAAGTGATTTCAATTTCAGAAGCCCTACAGCGGCTACGCGCAGCGGAGTAGGGTATGACCAGTTGGAGTGCTTCCTATGAGCGCGGCAGCTTCCGGAGTGCCAATAGCAGAATGGGCGCGCCGTTACATCGAAACCTTCAATCTTGCTCTGGTCCCGATTGAACCGGGCGAAAAGGGTCCGAAGGGTAAGGGTTGGAACAAGCCGGGAGGCTACATCACCGACCCGGTCGCCGCCGAAGCATTCTGGCAACGCAATCCCAATCACAACCTGGGCGTAGTGCTCGGACCAAGCCGTGTTTGCTCGTTGGACGTTGACGATGTGCAGTGGACGCGGTTTGTATTGTTTGATCAGATGGGCCTTGATCTGGATGCCATGGCAGTGGTCTATCCGACCATCGTTGGCAACCCGCTGCGTTTCCGTGTGCTGTTCAAGATGCCCGACGACATTGAACTGACGCGCCACTCGCTTTCGTGGCCCAATGAAAAAGACCCGGATGGCTCGATTCACAAGGCGTTGATGGCTCGGGCCAAGGCGGCGAAAGAGCTGGGTGATGCTGTTGATGAGGCCGCAGCGCAAACCGAGGCCGAGGAATACAAGCGCTTCACGGTGTTTGAATTGCGTGCAGGCCTGGTGCAGGACGTTTTTCCGCCATCGATCCATCCAGGCACTGGAAAGCCCTACGCCTGGCGCACGCCGCCGAACGCAGCTGAAGGCCTGCCAGTTCTCACCAATGAGCTGCTGAACATTTGGCAGAATTGGGACGTCTTCAAGCGCAACGCCGAGGCCGCGTGCCCATGGGCGCCAAAGCCCAGGAAGCCTGCCGCGAAGCCCGTCAAGCGTGCGGCGCCAGCAGGAGACAAGCCGTCGGTGATCGACGAGTTCAATCGTTGCCACGATGTTGAGGAACTGTTGCGCGCCCACGGTTACATCAAGCGGGGTAACAAATGGTTGTACCCCCAGAGCAGCACCGGGCTACCAGGTGTGACGGTCACCGAAGGCAAGGTCTATTCCCATCACGGCGCGGATCCGTTGGCCAACGGTCACCAGAATGATGCTTTTGAGGTCTTCTGCCTGCTGGACCACGATGGCGACCAATCGAAAGCCGTGAAGGATGCAGCCCGCATGTTGGGCATGCAGCATTCCTCACGCCCGAACCCTCTGGAACTTCCCCCGACCCCATCGGCGGATGCCAGCGAGCAGGACTCCAGCGCGCCAGTCAGTGAAGCCGCTCCTGCTGCTGACGGGGGGGCGGGGGAGGCGTTGACCTATGAGCAGGTGCTGCGCAGGTACGTGCTAGTCGAGGGCACCACGCAAGTGTGGGATCTCGACAAGGCACGGACGATGAAGAAAACCGCGTTTGAGGCCCGTGTCGGGAAGCCCCTGGCGAAACAGTGGATGGATGACACCCAGAAAAAGCTGATTTCGGACGATAAGGTCAAAGAGATCGAGCAGGCCCGCAAGATGGCGGGTAAGAAGGGTGGGGCGCTGAATCTTGAGCCGATTGAGCGCTATGTCTATATCGACGGTACCAAGGATGTTTGGGACCGAGAGAAGAAACGCCGTGTGCCAGAGGGCGCCGTCAAGATGGCCCTCGGCGATATGTACGGCATGTGGTTGAACAGCCCGGATCGCCGCGTGGTTGACGTGGAGAACATTGTGTTCGACCCGACAATGACCAAAGATCCGAACGTCTATATCAATACCTTCGACGGACTGCCCATGGAACCGAGCCGCGATGACGCGGCGTGCGAGAACCTGCGGTGGTTGATCTCTTTCCTGTGCAACCACGATAAGTCGTCGAACGATTGGCTGGTGAAGTGGCTCGCGTATCCCTTGCAGCACCTCGGAGCGAAAATGGATACAGCGGTCCTGGCTCACTCCACTATGGAGGGCTCGGGTAAAAGCTTGCTGTTCGCTGATGCCTTTGGGTTGTTGTACGGGCAGTACGCCGCCACGGTCGGCCAGACCCAGTTGGAAAGCAACTTCAACGCCTGGCAAAGCCGCAAGCTGTGGGCAGTGTTTGAGGAAGTGGTCAGCCGTGACCAGCGCTACAACCAGGTAGGCAAGATCAAGCACCTGGTCACCGGCAAGACCGTGCGCATGGAGTCGAAGTTCATCAACGGTTGGGAGGAAGCCAACCACATGAATGCAGCGTTCCTAAGCAACGAGATTATGCCCTGGCCTATCGCGCCCAGTGATCGGCGGATGTTAGTGCTGTGGCCGATGGAGACACTTCCGGTGGAGCGTCAAAAGGCGGTGGGCCGAGAGCTAGAGAATGGTGGTGTTGCGGCGCTGTACGCGTGGTTGTTGTCCGTTGATCTTGGAGACTTCGACCAGCGCACCAGGCCGCCGAGTACCGAGGCCCGCGAACGATTGGTTGCCTTGAGTCGAGCAAGTTGGCAGACTTTCCTGTCACTCTGGCAGTGTGGCGACCTTGGGCGCGAGATGTGGGGCGCCTGTTTGTCCACGGACTTGTACGCGATGTTCCTGGAGTGGTGCCACCGCAACAAAGAGCATGTGATGAGCCAGACGAAGTTCTCGCTATTCATAAGCTCCGAGGTGGACAAGACGCGTGCCATACCCTGGACCGATGGTAGTAACCGCAAGTTCGGGGCGTTCTTTTTTCCTCGTGGTGATGACGCTTCCCAGCCCCCATCACTTAAGGCAGCCGACCTAGGCAAGGCGGTGTTCGCCTGGCGAGCGCAAGCCCGGCTGGCGGGTTGGAATGTGGACAATTGGGACCACATTAAGGCGGCTGCCGCATGAATCCGACCAAAAGTGTGTTGGGTGTGTTGGGTATGTGTTGGGTTAGTTTTCGCAACCCCACACAATTTCTAGCCTTCTATTTCGCGGCTCTCCGCCTGTTGTGTTGGGTGTGTTGGGTTTGGCGTCGCGCACGCGCATGTGCGTCATTTTTTTCAATCAGAGAACTTATGGCGCTCATCTTTTTTTCTCATGCGAGGCCCGTAAAACCCAACACACCCAACACACTCAACACACATTCTTTAAAGCTATTGAATTTAAAGGGTTTTAGGTGTGTTGGGTTTGTGTTGGGTTGGGTGATTTTTGTGTTGGGTTTGATTTTGAGCGGGGGAGCGGGGCGATGATCGAAGAAATTGAAGAACTCATGCAGCATTGGGGCAACCAGTTCAACCAGGTAGGTGACGGTGGCGGGTTGGGTAGCCCAATGGCGACGATCATAGAGTGGGGAGGCTCTGCCCCCCGCGGTACCCCAGGCTCGCGTGACTTAATGATGGCTTCTGGTGGAGGGATGGATCATGCCGCCATGGAGGTCGCTGCGGCCCTTGCACAACTGGAGAGGCAATCCGAGAAAGGTGCGTTGCTCGCGAAGCTGGCGCGTAACCGTTATCTGCCCCGACCAGCATGGTCGGTTCGATCTCAATTGCCGCTGCTGGGCCTGGGTGATGACGCGGATCGGACGTACAGGAACTGGGTCCACGCGTTGCATCAGCAGGTGCAGTTGATCTTGACCGTACGCAGTGCGCCAGGTCGTGCACGGAACAAGCGCGTGAAATCCCCGGTCACCGATTTAACACGTGCGTCTAGCGTGGCCCGCGTCAGATCTTGCTGACTGCCGTTCGTCTGGACGTTTTACCTCAAAGTTGCGTCGAAGTGAGTCAAAGGTGCGTCGAGCCGATCAACCGAAAAACACCTCTTTTCGGTTTTTCCGGAGAGGGGTAAAAAGTCCCCACGATATGGAATTTGCGCCTTGGCGCTAACCTCGCACGTGCTGTGCAGCTTCACCCGGTTCCCCTAGACCGGTTCCTCAACCCCGCCTTGTGCGGGGTTTTTATTTTCTGCCCGATGGGTGTCTGCAATGGAGTATCAGCATGGGCGAGCCAGCAAGCACGGCTGCAACAGTTGTCGTGGCCGGTGGAGCCGGTGCTGCTGTAACGGGGTTGTTCACCGGAATTGATGCGCTTGCTGTGATCGGCGCGCTTGCTGGTGCCCTGGTGTTCTTCACCACCACCGAAGAGTTGCCGGTGTGGAAGCGAGTGGTGTTCTTGCTCGTGTCCTTTGTCATGGGCTATCTGTTTGCCCCGAGCCTTGGCGAGTTGGAGTTGTGGGGCATTCGACCGTTCAAGCACTCCGGCCCGGCTGCGTTCGGTGCGTCGGTACTGGTTGTCACGGTTGCACTCGCCATCATCAAGCGACGCGGTCTCGATGCCGAGCCGCAAGGGAGGCAGGATGGATAGTCACGTGATTCAGGCAGTGCTGACTCAGGCCACGTTCTGGTTGTGCATGGCGTTGTTCGTTCGCTTGTTCACCTTCCGACGCCGTGGGGCGCGCTTTCGCCGCGACATGAGCTGCCTTGCCTGGATGGTGATGGTGGCGTCCGGTGCAGTGATTGTTTACATCGGCAAAGGCCAGTTGATCATGCCGCGCAACTCGTGGCCGCTGGTGGTGCTGCTGGCGGTGTTTGTTGGGTCGGTGTGCCAGAGTTCGGGCAATCTGGCCCGTGTTTGGCGAGTCGGTTGAATATGATGGCCGGAGGTGATGTTCATGATGCGGCTTGAGATGCGTGACAATATCGATCAGATCGTCAAAGAGATGCGCGGCATCAGCCGGTCCAAGGTGCCAACGGCAGCAGCCAAGGCGCTGACCTTCACGGCGGAGCGCGTCCAGGCTGCCGAGAAAGCCGAGCTGGCCCGGGTGTTTGATCGCCCCACACGTTGGACGTTGAACTCTATCTTCAAGCGCAGCGCCACGGTCACCCGGCTGTACGCCCGGGTGTGGGTCAAGGACGAAGCCAGCTCAGGTGTTCCCGCATCCAAGTATTTGCCGGTACACATGGACGGTGGCAACCGCCCGCACAAGCGCTTCGAGAAGGCGTTGATCCATTACGGCTTGATGCCAGCGGACATGTACGCAGTACCAGGTCGGCGCGCCCGAATGGATGGCAACGGGAACATCAGTCGCGGCCAGATCGTGCAGATCCTATCCGCCCTCGGTGCAGCAGAGCGGGTGTCGGGCTTCATGGCTAACCGCACGAAACGAAGCCAGCGGCGCAACCGAAATGCACCTGACTACTTCGTGGGTCGGCCTGGTAACGGCACCGGCCCTCGTGGCATTTGGCAGCGGGTCGGCAGTGGTGCCAGGCCCATCCTGATCTTCGTAAAGCGCCCGACGTATCGACGGCGCTTTGACTTCTACGGGGTCGCCAATCGCGTGGCCCAGGCCGAGTTCGAACCGCTGTTCCGGCGTGCCCTGGCTCGGGAGATGGAAAGGAGCTGACCTCCTGTCGGCTTGGTGCTTTTTTCTCAAAAAGTGGCGATATTTCAATGATTTGGCAGGTTTTAGGCTTGACAGGGGCATGTGTGCCCCGAAATCAATGGGTCCTTCCGGGCACCGGGGCCAACGGGGTAATTCGAACCCCGACTTTTTCACAGATTCAACCTGACATAGGGGGTTCCGCTTCCATGTCCGCAATAGGACCAGACCATGCCAACCCAACGTGAAGTCGCTGATCACCTGGACATGAGCGAGCGAAATGCCCGCGACGTGCTCAAGGCGTTAGACCTGGACTGGCAGACCGCAAGCTTGGATGAGATCCGGACGGCTTACATCCGCGACCTGCGCGGAAAAGCCGCTGGGCGCGGGGGCAGCCAGCTTGAACAGCTCAACAGAGCGCGGATCGAAGACCTGCAGCAGAAGTCAGCAAACGGACGGTTGGCATATCACGAGAAACTCGGATCGCTGATTCCGGCTGGTGAGGCTGAGCGGGCGATGTCCGACTGGGCCAGCTTCGCAAACCGGGAATACCTGGGCGGGCTTGAACGAATCATTCAGGAAATCGAGAACGTGCAGAAACTCACGGTAGATCGAACAGTGGTGGCCAAAGTTGCTGGACCTACAACCGAGCGAATTGCAGGCTACGCGCGAAAACTTGGCGCGGAGCTTGTTGGCAGCAGCGGGGAAGTTCAACCCGCCCCGTGACATTCCGACCGCGCATTACATGAGCACCGAGTTTTACCTGCCCGCTGAGAGCGGTGTGCTGCACGGGCTCTACGACTTCCAATACACGCCTTACTTTCTCGGCGTCGCCGCTGCCCTGGACGACCCTCGGGTGAGCGAAGTTGACCTGATGAAAGCGGCGCAGATCGGCTGGACGTGGTTCCTGATCGGCTACCTGTTCAAGTTCATCCATAACCTGCCGCGTCCGATCATGATCCTGTTTGCCAAGGAAAAGGACGGCAAGAACTTCCACGACGAAAAGCTCAAGTTCGGCGTCAACGCGAACACTGAGGTGGCGAAGCTCATGCCGGTGGATGTCAGCCGCACCTCCGGCAACCGCTGGGACCATAAGACCTTCCCGGGCGGGTTCCTCAAGCTGGTCGCGTCCAACTCGCCGGGCAATGTCAAATCCACGTCTTCTGTAGGCTTGTCAGTGGTAGAGGAACCGGACGATACCAGCGACGACGTGAAGGGGCAGGGCGATGCCATCGCGCTGCTGGAAGAGCGCGGCAAGCGCTATCCCGGTTCCAAAATGCTGGTAGGCGGGACACCGGCGATCAAGGGCGCGAGCAAGACCGAGGCACGCTTGGCCCAGACCGATTGCCGGGTGTTGCCGGTCATCTGCCATTCGTGCGGTCAGGCGCACGTCCTGGACTTCGCACACATCAAGTGGCTCGACATCGAGGAGGAAGCGACGCCTCATGAGATCTACGGTCGCGCGGATCCTGACACTGCCGGCTACGGTTGCCCGCATTGTGGCGAGATCTGGGACGACTACCAGCGCAAAGAGAATATCCGCAACACGGTGTTCAATGCGGTAGAAGCCGGCGACCCATACTGCGGTTGGGTTCCGACCAAACCCTTCGCCGGGCGCGCCGGGTTCATTGAGCTGAATGAGCTGTATGCCTGTTTGCCCGGTACCAGCTTGGCCGACATCGTGCGCGAGAAGCTCAACGCCGAACATCAGGCGTCCATGGGTAACCTGTCGCTGCTGATCAAGTTCGTCAACCAGAAACAAGGCCGTGCCTACGAGTACAAATCCGATCTGCCCGAAGCTGACAAGCTGGCTGAACGCGCAGAGGACTACCCAGAGTTGTACGTACCCATGGGCGGGATCGTTATCACCGCTGGCGTCGATGTGCAGCACGACCGCTTGGCGGTGGTGATGCGTGCCTGGGGGCGAGGTGAGGAATCTTGGTTGCTTTACTGGGGTGAGATCTACGGTGAGGTGGTGTTGCCTGACCAGGGCGTCTGGTTGGATCTGGAAAAGCTGCTGTTTGCGGCAATTCCACACGCCTGCGGCGCCAAGCTGAAGGTGTTGGCTACGTCACTCGACACCTCCGACGGCACGATCACCCAGGACGCGGCTTATGCGTTCTGCCGCAAACACCAACGTAACGGCGTGATGGCGATCAAGGGCGCGAGCGAACGCGGCAACACCCGCGACGACGAGCGCAGGGAAATCTTCAGCGCGCCTCGGCAGGGCGTCGATACCGACAAAGAGCAAAAGGCCTCGAAGTACGGCCTGCGCCCTTACATCGTCGGCACGTCTCGGGCCAAGGATCTGTGGATCGAGGGTCGGCTGCCGTTGACCGGTGATGGTCCTGGCCGCATGCACTTTTACAAGACGGTGCGTCCGGATTACTTCCGGCAGATCACCGCCGAAGTGAAGGCGCCCAGTCGTCGGCATCACTACCGCAAGGTGTGGCAGAAAAAGGCTGGTGAGCCGAACGAAGGCACGGACTGTGAAACGTATGCCTTGCACGCGGCCCGCTCTCTGAAAACGCACCTACTGCAGGAGCAGGATTGGGCGGCACTCGATGCGCAGATCCGACAGGGTGGGTTGTTCGATCAGCCCGATCCGGTTAAGGCAGAGACGGAGCCCGATATCGAAGGGGCGCCCCCTGAACCATCACCACCAGTTGAACCACCCGATCTCCCGCCTGCTGGCGGGAGAGTTGTTTCTGGGCGCCGCAGTGCAATGCGCGTGCTCTCCCAACGTAGGAATTAATCATGGCTATCACACTGGAACAAGCACAGGGCCAGCTCCAAGCCTGGCTCGATGCGAGCATGAAGGTCAGCCAGAAGCAAAGCTACCGGATCGGCACCCGACAGCTGGAGTACGCTGACCTTGCCGAGATCACCAAAACGATCGACTACTGGCAGAAGCAAGTTGATGGCCTGGAAAGCGGCCGGCCACGGGGGATTGTCCTGCGTGGGATCACGCCGCGATGAGCCGCGCACCGAAAGCCCCAGAACCCACACTGCTCGACAAGGCCATCACCTGGTTGAGCCCTGAACGCGGCGCCAAGCGCATGCATGCCCGGCTCACCATGACCGCGCTGGGCGGTTACAGCGGCGCGTCGAAGGCCAAGCGCTCGTTGAGTGCTTGGAACCCAGCCGCCGGCAGTGCAGCTGCTGACTTGCTACCCGACTTGCCCACGCTTCGCGAGCGATGCCGTGACCTTGAGCGCAACAACCCCATCGGTGGCGGCGCGATCAACACGGTGACGACTAAAACGGTCGGTACTGGCTTGGCGCTCAAGTCCGTGGTGAACCGGCAGATCCTTGGCTGGGATGAAGATCAGGCCCGGGATTGGCAGCGCAAGACTGAATCGTTGTTCAAGTCCTGGGCGGAAACGACCTGCTGCGACATTACCCGCGAGCAAAACTTCTATGGTTTGCAGGATCTGACGTGGCGTTCGGTGCTGAGTAGCGGTGATGTGTTTCCGCTGTTGACCCACAAGGAGCGCCCTGGTCATCACTACTCGGCGTGTATCCAGCTCATTGAAGCCGACCGAATCTGCAACCCGTCGGGCAGAGCCGATACGGAAATCCTCACCGCTGGTATCGAACGTGACGCCGACGGCGCTCCGATCAAGGCTCACATCCTGCGCAGCCACCCTGGTGCGCTGGGTGTTAAAGAACGGGAATGGGATGAGCGTCCGTTCTTCAACGAGCGCGGCGGTCGGGTGCTGTTGCACGTGTACCGCCGCCGGCGAGTGGGTCAGCCACGCGGTGTGCCGTACCTGGCGCCGGTGATCGAAAAGCTCAAGCAATTGGACCGCTACACCGATGCCGAGTTGGAAGCTGCGGTGGTGTCGGCGTTCTTCGCTGTGTTCATCAAGCCGGGGACAGGCGGGAGCCTAAGCCCACTGGCATCTGCTGCTACCGGCAACACGCCCGTCGGCGGCGACCGGCCAGCAGGACGGGAGCAGGGTGGCTGGGACGGTTCGCTCAGCGGCGGCATTGTCGCCGAGCTGGACGACGGCGCGTCAATTGATACTGCGGCACCAGGTCGGCCGAACATGGCGTTTGACCCGTTCGTGTTGGCGATGCTGCGCCAGATCGGCATGGCCCTGGAATTGCCCTATGAGGTGCTGATCAAGCACTTCACGGCCAGCTACACCGCCGCGCGTGCGGCAGTCATGGAGGCGTGGCAATTCGTTCGCGGTTGCCGCGACTTCCTGGGCTCACACTTCTGCCAGCCG